CCAGTATCAAAATTCTTTGCCCAAAAACTAACAGTATATTCAGCATCTTGAAAAACTAAAGTTTGATAAACATTAGAGGTATTATCTCCAAAGATTTTAGGGCATTGGCTTCCGTTTAAGCCTCCTGTTGAAGAATTAATTACATCGCCATCAGTTGTCCAATATTCATATAGTGGAGGTAAAGCACCGCTTATGCTAAATTCGCCATCAGTAACTAAATCATTTACTGCTAAATCATTTATAGCAACTACATACCAGGTAGCATCTTTATTTGATTGATAAACTACGCAACCTAAAGATTCCATTAATGAACCTAAAAGAAAATAGCAATCCTTTGGCTCAAATGTAGACCAATCAACTGAAGAGTATTCCGATAGCTTTAAGTTTGCAAGATTAACAAGTGTACTATCTATTTTAAATTGACTATAAAAAGCCACATCTAATTCACTTCCAGTCTTTTTTAATAACCTACAAACAAAGTCATTAACATCTATACAAGTATCAACACTTGTGTCATTGTATAAAGCGTAGTAATCTTCTCTTGTGTATTTAATATCCTTTAAGACTGCAATGTTATCAGTAGCAGTTAATTGAAGAAAATATTGTTCTTGCCATTCGTATTGGATAACATCAGGCAAAAGAAACCCAACCCACTTTAAAGTTTCAGTTACTCCGTTAGTTTCGTAAAGGCTTACTTTAAAAGTATATTCATCACTATCAAAAAAGAAATCAGAAGGCTGAACAGTAGAATCGTAAGGAATGAAACATTTAATATCGGCATAAGAAGCTCTAATAGGAGCAAAGATATTATCTTTATTGGCTTTATAATTTAATACAAACGCACTATCCTGTGCTGGGATTAACTCTATTACATCGTAAGGTTCTACGGTAGCTTCTTGTTTCTCAAACTTTACTTGATAATACAAATCAGTACCTACTTGGTCTAATCCCTTAAATTGTAGATTATAAATATGATTGTAAGCCATTATACCACCCTTGAATTTTTAATTGCTTCGTTATTTAATAATAATCTCATTTTATCTCCCATAATGTCTATTTGATAGCCACCTTGACCAAATGAATTAGAAGGCATTGCTATCATAGCACTTTTTGGTTTACTTGATATTGCAAATGGATTGAATCCTAATCCACCCATATTTTTAGCAATTTCTCCTATTTTTTGTAAAGCATTCGCACCACCACCAGCACTTGCACCACCTGTTAAAAAAAACAATATTGTTGCTGCTACAATAGCTGCTGCAATTTTTATCATCAATCTTTTTAATCCGTCTAATATACCTTGAAACGCATTCTGTCCGCCATCAATCATTGTGGTAAACATTTGCTCAAATCCACTTTGTAAAGTACCCATTAATAAAGTTGAGTACCCTAATATAGTATTTTGTTGCTCTAATAAAGCATTTAGTTGTGCTTGTTTTGCTAAATCTTCATCTCTTATTTTAAAATTAGGGTCTTTTAAACCTCCTAAATTTACTGCTGTATTTGGAATTTGACCTATACCTTTTGTAGGCGCTATAAAATCAATAGGTTTTTCAATTATTCGTTTGGTTTTTTTGGCTTCTGCTGCAATCGCTGCATTTTTAGCAGCTAAATCTTTTTGCAAACCTGCCATTTGAGTATTAGCAGCATTACGAATATCTTTATAAGCATTAAAATAAGAAAAAGCAACCTCTCTATTGTGTTCATCTGTTTCATTCAACATCGCTTGTTGATAAAACTCCAAATTCGTTTGGATATACTTTAATTGATTATTTAATTTATCAACATTATTAATACTACCTATCTTGGATAATTCTGCATTATAATTAGCAATAACGGCTCTTTGCTCGGTCATATTAAGACCTTCCATTGCAAATTGTTGTTTCTTAAGGTCTAAATTTATAATCTCATTGAAATAACTTAATGCCTTTTGTAACAAACCAACAAATGTAAATAATACACCTCCGTTTATTTGTCCGATTGTAGTTTGTAATTGTGTAAACGAATCAGATACATTGGAAATTCTACCTCCTAAAGTACCTGATATTTTTTCCATTGAACCCGAAACACCTTCAGCAGCACCCAAAGATAAAACATAACCTCGAATAGCTTCAGAAGTATTATCTACTTGTGTTTGAATTCCCTTAAATGTGAATGTAACTTGGTCTCCAGCAACTGCTGCTCTTACTCCAAATTCCTTTAAACGCTCAAATTCGCCTGTCTGCGCATCTAAAATTGCTTCAGCTAATTGGTCAAAGGATTTGCCAGTAGAACTCGCTAAATCGCCTAATAATCGCATTTGTGTAATATTAGGAGTAAAGCCTTGATTTGCTAATTTAACAAACGCTCCTGTTAATTCATTTATTTGAAATGGAGTAGTAGCAGCAAACTCTTGTATTTGTGATAATGCTAATTGAGCAGCAGAACTGCTACCCAAAGTATTTGATAAAACCGCTTCAAATTTTTGAAACTCTGATGTTGCAGCTATAACACCTCTACCAAAATTAACGATAGAACCAACTGCAAAAGCACTAGCAACAATACCACCAACTTTAGAAGCAGTAGAACCTATTGCATCAAAGTCTTTTTCAGTATTTTTAGCAGCGTTATTAGTATTGGTATTAAATTTAGATATTTCTTTAGATGCGCTATCTAAACCTTGTTTAAGACCTTGTATTTGTGCTGATAACTCAACTATTAATTTCTCGTTTGCCATCTTTTAACTTCTTTAAGATTTCTTGTTTTTCTTCATTTGATGTTAACTTTTTTGGCACTCTATTCATTATAGCAAACTTATCTGTCCATAGTGGCATTATTTCTTTAGGCTTTTTCATTTGGCTCTTTTTAGATACATTAACATTGTTAATATAGCATAAAGTTGACCTTGTGTGTTCCCACTGATTTGCCTCTTTTTTAAAGAAATTAAATAGTAACCTTTGATAATTTGCCCAAGTCATATCCTCGAACTCATCAGGCATTAAACCAACTTCGCCAATCGCAAAGTCGATTATATCATCCCAAGTTACTTTTTTTTTATACCTTCTTCGCCACTTGACATTGCCTTAAATCCGTTTTGGATGTATTGGCTACTTTCTAAAGATTTTGTCCAAGCATCAATAACTATTTGAATGTTTGATAAATCCATATCATCAATCCAATTAGTAACATCGTCTAAAGTAACATCAAATGTTCTTTTACTTATTTTATAATAATTCTTTAACCCACAGTAAGTAACATCTCTAACGAAATCAATCATTTGATAGTCAATATCCAACTGTTTAGTTTCTCCAGCATCAGTTGCCGTAAGAACATTATAACTCATTAAAGCGTAGTTACCGAACTTTAAAGTCCTAACCTCGCCACCCATTGTAATTTCAATAAGTCCGTTCATAGTTTGTTTGTTTTAATTATGCAAATGTTAATGCGCCTGTTCCTGTTATTTCAATAGTATAAGTAGCAACATCTTCCATTGGACCAGATACTTCAAAAGAAGAAATGTAACCACTTTGAGAAAATGTACTAATGCTATTTGTAAACTTAACAGATAATAATGTTCTATTGTTATAAGCATTAAAAATTTCAGTAAGGTCATATTTAGAAGGCGATGAACCATCTGTAAAATCTGCTAATCCTTCTCCTGAATAAGTTACATCTCTTAAGCCTGGCATTACTGATTTCCATCCACCACTTTCTTTAGAAGTAGTATCAAATAAATCTGCATTTGCTGACATCGTACAATTTGTTAATTGCACCAAAGTTTGTTCTGAACCCGAAGTACCTAATTTAAGTAATTGAGCCGTTCCGTTGTAAATTGCCATATTATTATTTTTTAATTGTTAATTAATCTGTTATTTCAAATGTTCCTGTAAATGATACGGTATAAGTTACCACATCTTCCATAGGAGCGTTAATTTCTATACTTGCAACATAAGCCAATCCAATATAATAGCCTAAAGGTATTACAGAATTTACTATTCCAATATTGATAGGTGTTTTAGCATCGTAAGCAGCAAATAAAGTAGTTATACCTAAATCAGCTACTCCTTCATCAAAGTTTACTAAAGCATCAGCCGTAAAGGAGAAATCTCTCAAGCCTGGTAATGAAACTGAATAACCGCCATCTTGCTTACAAGTAGCATCTATCATTGCATCATTCATTGTTATAGTTACATTGGTTTGACACATCAAAGGGAAATCCGTATCTGCATCGTAAAGTAAAATGTCCGAACCGTTTAATACGCTCATATTCCTTGTTGTATTTTAAATGTAAATCTTATCAATCTTCTCACTAAAACCCCTGTATCTACCAGTTGTTCAAGTGTGTTTGTACTCTCCATTAGTGTTCTAATAACATACCAATCAGGTAATAAATCTAAATACCCATCTTGCCTTGTTCTAACTAACTCAATCACTTCGTTTGATATTCTATCTGATAGTAATTTACCACCAAAAGAGTTATCAAACCTCGTTCCCACCTCAATTAAAACGCTCACTTCTTGACCATAACTTTGTTTACTACCTTCTAATAATTCAGTTGAATTAAAAGTAGAAAGTAAAATATATGGTTCAGTCGCTGCTGCTAATACTGATGCCGAATCAAATACTGGAACTTCTTGTAGGTCTATAACGATTGCACCGCTTAACCTCTCATAGAGTTTCCTTCTTATTAGTTCTCCAACATCTTTCATTTCACAAATTTACGATTATTTACTAATATTTTTAGCTATTTTTCTCATATCACTTAAAAATACTTTTCTATACTTAATAAATGCTGGGATAAGATAAGGTTGTGGATTCATAGTCCCTTCTCCATTAACATAATATTGATAAGCAAACTTTTCAAATCCTGCTGGAATAACCTTATTTTTACCTGTACCAAATTCAACATAAGGTGCATAAGGAGCAGCGTTACCACCAAAAGCAACAATACCTGTTAATTGATTATCTTGGTAACTTGTATTGCCTGAACCTCTTAAATGACCATCTCGAATAGGTACTTCATTTAAAGCCTCTGCAAATATTTGGTCAGTATTTCTAACTACCGAAGATTTAACTTGTAATTCAGCTTGTTTGGTAAGTCTTTTAAACCTTGCCGTTACTGTTTTATAGTTTCTTACCTTCATTATACAGTTATAAACTTGTTATCTTCAGTCATTAAGAACTCGTAGAACTCGGTAATTAAGAAGATAGTAGGGTCAATCAATCTTCCCAAAGTAGTCATTATAACTATTTCTTTTTTTCTTTCATCCGTTACTTGGAATGCTTTAATAATGTACTCGCCACTATTGTAAACAATCTTATTAATTTGAGATAAATTAGGATAGTCATCATAACGAATAGTAAACTCGTAGATATTGTCTAAAGATATTTTACCATCTTCTAAATTTCTAAAGCCTTGTTTTGCTCTAATCTTTGCCCAAACTACCTTTTGGTCTACAAATGTACCAAAGTAACCACCTGTACCATCAGCGCCAGTCTGTAAAGTTTGAATTGCGATTTGATTTCTTAAAACTCCTGCCTTCATTAGATACCAAATAAAGTGTTTCTACAATATGGTTGTGCTTGTCTTTTAGCATCCGAACTTAACTCGTACGCTTGGTCATAAATAGAGTAATTTTCTCTATTCTCGTAGTCAGTAGATACTTGTTTTAAAATGGCTAATTTTAAGCCTTTAGGACACACTGCAAACCCTGCTTCGTACTCTATTGTCAAACCAACGGTAGAATAAGCCTCAAGCATCTTATATTGCAATCCACGAGCAGTATATTCCAAAGCTACATCTTCATCATTCACAACCGAATCAATTAAGGTAACTGGTCCGTAAGGAATCTCCTGTGGGATGTGAAAGTAAAACCAATACGCTCTAAGAGTTTTTTCTCCTAAAGATAGTCCTGTAAACTTCTCTATTCGCTCCCTTGCTGAAGTTATTAGTTCTTCTATTAGGTCATTCTCCGAATCCGAAGAAATACGCATATAGTCTTTAGCCTCTTGTAAGGTAACTGGCTCTACTGCAAGGTCTGTAACCACCTCAATTTGAAACTCTGAATTTATCATTATTCTGCTTTTTCTAAACCTAATTCGTTAATCACAATATCAGAAACATAACTATTGTCAGTTCCCCAATTTGCAAATTGTTCTTCTGTTAAACTTAAATTACCTTCAGCTAATTGTTTGCCTGTTTCATCGCATAACTTGTAGTAAGTTGAGCAAGTAACCGCTTGAACATCAAAAGGTAATATTAATACATCAATTTGAGTAATAGTGCCTAAAACACCTACACTACTCGGCTTTAATTGAATCATCTTTTTTGTCTGTTAAATTTAAAACTTCTTTTAATTGAAATAATGCTTGTGCAATCGTTGCCGATTCATCTAAATTAAAGCATCCTTTTGTGTTTGCTATATTAAGTCCTTGACCTAAGATAGAATATATTTGTTCGTTGTTCATTTTGCTAAATTAATACTTTTTTTAGGTAGTTGCTAATAAATAATAAGTTGTTCCGCCTATTACTATTTCTACTTTGTGTGTACTTGCTACCGCTACTGCTGCTGCAACTGGATTACCTATATTTACTTGATTATTAAATGTAGCTACACCTGTTGAAGAAAAATTTAATATAGTACCATTATTATTCTCAAAATATGTAGCACCAGTATTTAAAACAAAAGCCCCAAAAAATTGTGCGCCATTATTTCTATTTAATTGAAAGTATGGAGTAGTATCATTAGTTGTTTTTATTCCAAAATTAGCACCGCCCGATTTAATTATATCTAAATCTCCATTCACTCTTGCAGTACCACCAATAATAAAACTTTCGCCAGTATCGGTTGCTTGGTTTGTTTGGATTCGACCATTTGTTGAATTAATACCCAAATATTCCGTACCATTCATCATTATTGATGTTCTGTGATTACTGCTTGTACCTAAAAATAATCCAAGTGTATTAATAGTAATCATTTCACCAATAACTCCATTTGAATTAACAACCAAACTTGCTCTTGAATTTGTATTTGTTGAATCTGGATTATTTATTAATAATTTTGTAATTCCGTTTTGTGATTTGTAAACTTCTAATTCTTCAGAAGGCGCAGTTGTTCCTATTCCTACATTACCCGAAGATGTGATACGCATTCTTTCAGTTGCACCTGCATAAAATATAGTTGAGAAACCAACACCACCACCGCCTAACCAAAGTTCATTTGAACTCTGAACAGAAAGTAAAGCGTTATTGTTAATATCTCTAATTGCAGCACCCGATAATTGTAAAGTTATATCTCCTGCTACTCCTAATTTAGTTGCTGGAGTAGTAGTTCCTATTCCTAATTGACCACTTGCATCCAAAGTCATAGCTTGGGTAAAATTAACAGTATCCCCAGCCGTTCCACTTGCAACAGTAAACCAATTATGTGAACCATTTATTTGACCATAAGCAGTAGCAGTTCCAGTTGCAATATATTTATTGTCAGTTCCGTTATAATAAAAGTTTGAACCTAAAAATGTACCATTTACACTTGTATTATTATATAAGGAAGTTGCAATACCAATTTGTAATGCTTTAAAACTTGTATCCCAAGCACTTGGTGTAACTCCCAAACCTAATTGACCATTTGCATCACTAACTAAATTTGAGTTACCTAAAGCACTTGCTCCTGTAAACTTTGGTAAATAATTAGTAGTTCCTGTGCCTGTGATAGGATTTGTTAATACTGATTGATATTGTGGAATGTTTAAAGTAGCACCTACTAAAGTAGCAGCACCCGAAGTTCCTGTTGTAGTTAATGTTATTGCGTTTTGTTTAGCGTTCCAAGTAGCAGCACTTGCTATATAAGCATCAGCTAAATCAGTAGTTAAATGTAATTCAGATATTAAAGTAGTTCCACCCGTTATACTTGCAGCGTTACCACTACCCGAACTTTTTACAACTGTTAAAGCCTCTCCCGCACCACCTTTTGAAATAGATGCAGCTACACCGCTTCCACTTGCGTGGTTAATTACTAAATCAGAAGCAGTTAAAGAATGTGTGCCTAAATTAACATTAGTTGTAGCACCTGTGTAAGGTACATAAGCACTTAAAGCCGAACCATAATTAGGAATGTTTAAAACACCACTAACATAAGTAGCTACACCACTCGTTCCTGTTGTAGTTAAAGAAATAGCTGCTCTTGCTCTTGCATCAGTAAAATAAAGATTTGTACCTTCTGTTACTTGTGTTGTTGTATAGTCTCCCGAAGTAGCTACAATAGCACCTGTGCGACCAAATACCGAAGTAACTGGTGCAGTATCAATATCCGACCAAGAAGCAGTAATTGTTCCGCCATCTTGTTGGTTTAAAGTTAATAATTTTGTTGTAGTACCTGTAACCGCAGCACTTACGATAGAATCATTAAAAGCCGTATTCCAATTACTTGAATTATCAGTTAAATAAGAAATAGTACCTGCCGTAGATTTAACGATTCCTGTACCACTTAAAGTAGCTTGGAAATCAGCAGAAGATAAACCATCTAATAAATCAGCGTTTAAGTTAGTTACTTTCGTAGTTGAAGCAACCGAAAAAGGCGCAGTACCCGTAGCAACCGAAGATGCTAATTGTGAAGTAAAGGTCTTAATACCTGCGATAGTTTGTGCGCCTGTTAATAAAACTGAATTACCTTGTGTGTAACTTCGTAGAATTGCAGCAGTAACTTTTTTAGTAACCGCATTATCCACTATCGGTAATACATCCGCATCTTCTACCGTTAATAATGGATTTAATTCTGATATTTTAATATTAGCCATCTTATTTTTTCTTTATTTTGCCCTTAAACTCTTTTGTAACGCCTTTATCTACGATTGCAGTAAAGTAGCCAACCTTTATAAATTCTTTCATCTTGTCGCTTAAAACAAGGTCGTAGTAGTTATCTTTATTATACTTTCTACCGTTATGTGATATATTGACTGTGCATTTATACATAATACAAAGTTACTAATATTTTTAGCAATTTTCTATTATTTAGCGAAACGCTTTTTTTGGGATTCGGACATCTTTGCCCTTGTTTCTGCGGAGTGTGGTTTATGAACAACTTTCTTTGCTGATTCAGATATTTTATCTTTGGTTTCAGCCGAATGTACATACCCTAATCTATTTTGTCTTAATTTCTCTTTAGTTTCAGGACTGGCTTTCTTACCTAATCCATTTAACCTATGTTTTTCTTTTGTTTCAGCAGACATTACCCTTCTACTATTATTCAATCCTATTTTATATTTATGTTCATCGGTAAAAGTTTTACCTTTTAAAGAATCACTAATCTTCTTTTTACTTTCTTCACTATGCGCACCATTAAAATGCTCTGATTTTACATAAAGTAAATTTAAGCCATTAGCAACCGAATCGTATAAGTCCTGGTAGTATCTTTCTCTATTATTTAGGTCTTGAGTTTCGCAAAGTTCTAATATCTCAAAGATGTGAGCATCTACTCCATACTTTAAAAAAGAATTATAAATTTTTACCTGGTCTTTACAAGACATTTTTTTGTAGTGTCTAAATCTTCTTTCAATATCAATCGATTGACCAATATAAATTTTATTGCTTGGCGAAATAATTTTATAAATACCTTTCATAGTTCAAATATAACAAAAAAGGTAGATACAATTAAGTACCTACCCTTTTAATTAGTTAATTGCTTGTAGCAAATATGCGTTAAACGTTACCTAAATCTGCGTAAATTGCAGCAGTAGGTAGCATGAGATTTATTGCCTCATAACATTCTATGCGGGCAGTTACGAGATTTTGCACAAAATTTGTTCCATTCTCGTAAGAGAAAGTAACATTTAATCCCTCAACTTCAACTCTTTCTAAGTAATCTCTATCAAAGATTAACACTTTGTCATCAGTTACCCAAGAAGCCTCGAATACTGGAGTTCCAAAGATAGTTAAACCACCTGCACCGTTAAGAATAACCGCACCAGCACCTGCATAGTAACCTTTGTTGTAAGTAGAGATAATTAAACGAGCCATTTGCGCTGGACTAACTAATGCATAAGAAGCATTAAAGTTAGCAGTCTTTTGGTTTCCGATTAATTGGATAATTTCTTCAACATCATCAGTAGCAGTTACGGTTGTTGAACCAGTAGCAGCACCTGAAACAGTACCGAAGAAAGAAGCGTTTTCTGCTTTAAAGAAATCACGAATTAACATACGAGTTAAAGTCTGCTCGATAAAAGGTAAAGACCTCATCATTTGCTTAGAGAAGGTTGCGAAACCTGCGATATAAGCGTTTACAGTTTTAACTTCAGTCAAATCGTAATCAATTTGTCCTTTAGAAGCACCTTCAGTTTGCGCTGCGATAGCACCTTCTGAACCACTCTCTTTGTAAGTAACAAAAGTACCAGTCGCTGATTGTACAGTAGGGATTAAATCTCTAAAGTTTAATTTTTGCGAAGGCAAGATTGCTTGTTGTTGGTTGTAAGTAGCTACTGAATCTCCTGTTAAGTTAGAAGACAATAACATATTACCAACTGCTTTTAAGTTCATAGTGAATGAACCACCTGCTGATTTTAATGAATTTTCAGCAATAGCCATTTCATTATCTAATTTTTCAGCAATTTGCGCACCAATAGATTTAGTAGCCATAACTTTATCAGCATTCTTACGAGATACTTCTTCAGCTTGTCTATCCATTTCATCTTTTACCGCTTTGATTTCAGCTTTAACTGAATCAATACTTTTTTCTACCATCGTAGACACTTCATTTTTTACGCTTAATAAAGCGTTAGCATTAGCATCAAACTTTGCGTTGATGTCATTTGCTAAATTTTTAATTTCTTCCATTTTTAAAGGTTTAAGAGATTTCTAAATTGTTTTATTTCTTGTATCTTATTGTCCTCTTT